AGGACGCCCTCGGCGCTCGACGCCAAGTCTATGAATCAAAACGGCACGTATAGCGGTGCGAGCGCCCGCAGGTCTTTCGCGTCCATTCAGATGGACGTTGGGTCGGGGTGTGTGAAAAACTTCAAGGAGTGTCACGACTATCGCGTGAGCGTGTTTTACCCAGAGCCGATCAACAGCATCGACCGGCTCACCATCGGCTGGTACGACAAGGACGGCCAGCCCCTCAACTTCGAGGGCTATGACAACAACGCCTTTGTCCTGAGGTTTTACATAAATAACGATCGTCCCGAGCTTCCGCCGCCGCCAGCTGTGACGGAGGTGGAAGTCAAGCGTATAATAGAGGCGATGACATTGCTGCCACCGCCGGAAAAGAAAGAGGAAAAGAAGAAAGGCCCTGGTCGTTGGGTCTATATACTAATCATCTTGGCCTTGCTTGGCCTGGGATTTACTTGGTCACAGCGTACATCACCTGTCCAGGCTCCTTTACCTTTACGTTGAAGGCGACCGCCTTGATCACCAGGAACACGACGATGGCCAGCAGGGTCGTGGCCAGGGCCGCCAGGGCGTAGTAGCCGGCGCCGTTCTTGTTCACCTGGACCACCTTGGCCACCACGTAGCGCACAAAGTCCATCCATGCCACGGCGCTCGCGAAGGAGAAACCGGCCACGATGGAGTTCAGGGACTGAGCCTCCAGCTGGAGAGCCATGGAAGAGAGCACACCCGACATTTTAATAATTGTTTAGAAATTTTTTATTCAGGATCACAATCCGAGTCAGAGTCGTCCTGTAAGATCTTGTAGTGGACCCTGGCTGGGAGCTCCTCGTCCGAGTCCGAGTCTGCATCTTGAATAAAAAACTTTGTAAATTGTTTTTCTTTTTTTTGATATGGCAGAGGGTCCGACATCCTATTATTACTCTAGGTCTTTGAAGGGAGCGAACCCGTGTCCTCTACCGTGTTGAACAAGAGGCGCGCCTTGCCGTCCTTTATCTTGAGAACGTTGTACGACCGTGCGTAGATTCTGAGCACCCTGGGGAGGAGCGAGTACCGCAGGCGGAAGTCAAGCTGTTGGCGGCGGATCTGCGTCATGTTGACCGATCCTGTGGGCTGTTTGTTTTCAGGGTCGAGTGCAAAGCAGTACGTGTAGAAGAACCTGTCCGGGCACCTGTTGTGGTTCTCGAGCCCCTGGAGCACTCGGAGGAAGAGCGGGGTCGCCATGTCGTCTGTGAGAATCTCTGTGCCGTTGAAGAGCATGCGCATAGTCACAAGCTGGTCGTTTGTTCCGTCGGCCGTGTAGTCGTACGGGACGGCGCTCGTGTTCTGGATGATGAAGTGCATTTCCTTGACCGGGTTGATGAATTCGGTGTAGAATGTTGCGGGCTGGGAAACAAGCGGTATGTAAGTGCTGGCGATCGCCCACGCCACTTTGTTGATGGACGGGGCGGTTGCGAACGTGCCGACGACCGAGACGGTGGCGCCTGCGGTGACGGTCGGCGCGGTGGTGGTTGTGAGGGTGACCGTGTTGCTGCCGGTGGTTGTGGTGACGGTCTGGAGCACGCCGCCTATAGTGAGCGTGTACGTCCCGCCGCCGCCCACGGGGCTCGAGACGGTCGTGAACGTGAAAGACAGGGACGTGGCTTGCCATGCGTACCAGTCGTTCGGGACTGTGAAATTGAACGTGTAAGTACCGGAAGTGATACCGGTTCCGAAGCCGATGGACGACCCCACCTTAAAGGGCTTCAAGGTGGTGGTCAGAACAGGTGCTGGCACGGCTGCGACGTGCCTCTGGGTCTGCTCGAGCAGGTATGTGAGCTCTTGGGTCATGAAAAAGTCGCGCTCGGGGGCTGGCAGGTAGACTGAGGTCACGATCAGCGAGGCTCTGAGCACGTCCGTGACTGTGAGACTTGGTGCAATCTCATTGAGCCGCCGGAACTTGAAGCGGATTCTAGGGATTTGGTCGAGTGCACACACTGGCAAGCCTGTGTTGAAAATATTGAAAGGAAGTTTTACAAAATAAATTGTTTGACTGTTTGTTGTTCCTTTGCCAGTCATGCGTGCGAGCGCCGCCTGTTTGCTTGCTATGACTCTGAGATCTTGGCGAATTTCTAGGTACTCTCCGTGGAGGCGTTCGAGCCTCTGGTCAGCCAGCTCCAACTGGGCCCACTCCATGAGGTATGTAGCTGCGCTGTTGACCACGGTGACCGTGTTTATAGGAAAGTCTATGCGTAGGTATACGCCTGTAACAACGTCACACTCTCTATGGAGATCGACTGCTATTTCAGAGTCGAACAAGGTCACCTTGGGGAACTCGATGGTGTTGATCTGTTCGCCAAACTGTGATCGTTTGGTGAACACTTCGCGAAAGTAGGTCATGTTCGGGTTGCCTGACATGATCTTGTCTGACGTTCCCAGTGAGTCGACCAGTGCTCTGGTCGACGTCATCCTACTTTAAGTGTAAGAATTAAACAAGAGCCCCCCCATCCCGTTCTGGACGACGAGCACATTGAATGTTCTGGCCCAGACTTGGACGTTGACCACTCGATCCACCTCTACTGTGAGCACCTTGTCCCGGACTCGCGAAAAGTTGGCCGGCGCCCCGAAGCGGTACATGTAGACGTTGCGCGTCGGGAACGTGTCGGCCACTTCAAATGGCGTCACGAGGTTGAAGAGAATCCCGTTGTAGTTGAACATCTCTGCGCTGTTGAGGGTGAGCGCCATGGATGTGATGTTTGAGTACGTGTATGTGTTGGCGTTCGAGTCGGTCTTTGCAGTCACCCATAGGTCCGTGACTGGCCCGACAAACGTGAGGGGCAAGGCTGTTTTGCCGACCGGCAGGGTGGTTTTGAACAACTGCTTCTGCTCGAGCAGGAAGTTGTGCCGGCTCTTTTTGAACCACTTGAGCTCGTCCTCGCCGAGGTAGGCGTACTCGACGATGAGACTAGAGTTTGTAAATAAAAATCCATTAGGCGTTGTATCAAATCGCACTATAGCCCCTCCACCAGAAATATCATTATATGTGTCTCCTTGGGCAAGATAGTTATAAGTTGTTCCTTTTAGAGCGTACCATCCTTGAGGAATTGGGATATCGAGGCCAACAAAATCAACCCCTGTAGATGTCACGAATCTAGAATCGTAACTAACACGTGTGTTATTTTTCCATACCAAAACACCAGCTGAAGTCAGTTTGGCAAGCAGTATATTTGAACCTCCTAACGCCTCTCCTACATATTCGCTTAATATCAATGAATTAACAAAACCTCCTGATGTATTTGTTATGACAAAATTAGTAGATCTATAAAACATGTACAAATAAATATTATTAGAAGAGTCGATATCTACGCCACCTGGAAAGTCGTCGCGTTCGCCCCCCCACTTTAATGCCCATACACCCACTCCAGCGTTTGTGTACTTTATTATGAAAGTATCTTTGAAGTTAAGAGATTGGGAATTATCAGGAGTGTTGGCTAGAGTTGTGAACACCGTTCCCGAGGCGTTGTAAATTGTTATAGTCGGTGACCTAAATGCACCCATCATAATGACGTTTCCAGCCGAGTCGAGGCGGATCTTGGTGACGCCCGCCATTTCGCCCGCCGCCGATGAAACTTGCAGAGCGGTCCATTGAACGGCGAATGCAGAGTTGTACTTGCGCAGGAAGCATTGATAAGTAGAACCGATCGCCTCTTTACCGCTTATGAAAATATTACCAGACGAGTCAGTGGTTGCACAGTCAATCTGAAGTGTGTTGCTCGTCGCCGCGTAGGTCGTGACACTCGTGCCAGCCCCTGCAGTGGTGTACTTGACGAGGAATCCAGACCACGTGTATGGATTTGTAGAGGTTCCGAACGAAGTGTTTGTTGAATTATAGACCGTGAGTACGCCACCAGAACCAGTATGCGCCCCACATACTATTGGATTACCAGTGGTGTCGAGTGTAATTGACGAAGGCCAGACGGACACTGCAGTCGAGTCCATATAAGCGCCCCAAAGGAATGCCCCGTTAGGATCGAGCTTTGAAATAAAACCGGTCCAGCCACCACCCGGTCGACTTATAGTTTTGGACGGTGTTGCGCTCCCAGCACCATACCAATTTATATTATGAGCTTGGTAGTTGTGTCCGACTGTTCCGCAAAAGTACGTATTTCCAGCCGAATCAATTGCAAGATCAGTTGCATTCGACCCCCCCTGCGTCCAATCGACGCATTCAGCCGTAACTGCGGTGGCCCAAGTCATTACACCAGTTGTTGTGTTTAGAGATGCGCAATAGGCCCTGATGATATTCTGGAGGTTGGCCGCACCCGTGGGGGAAAAGGAGCTGGAACCAGTAAGCGTGTATTGAAACCACCCCTTGAGAGTGAGACGCATGTTCCCGGACGCGTCAAACCGCATATGAGTAACCGACATATCTCGGACAAGATGGCATATCCATTTGATAAAACCATCACTGCCGTATTTAACCATATATTGGTTTGAACTCTCACCTGGCGTTGGATTGATGGTTGTATACAAGCTGCCATCCTGGTTGTACAAAGGAACTGCTGCTTCCGTCCAGACTCGAGCAACCATATAATAATTACCTGACGCATCAACCGCGATGCGGCTGGTGGCAAATCCATAGCCCGTCGAGTCATTAGCTCCTAAAGAGCCGGAAGCGGTACCAGGTGAACTTTCCCAATCTTCTGGATATATCTGCATACTGTTATGCTTCGCTGTCCATGTCCATGAGCTTATCTGACCAAATGGTTTAGTTTTATCATAAGCCGTGATACCAAAGTTTGTATTATAAGAAGCTACGGCATAGTAAACATATCTTTCATCCGCTGTAAATGGAGACATGAACAAAGGACCTGTAGTCAATTGAGTCATTGTTGTTACAGGAAAGCTCGTTTTGGGTATGTATTCCCATGAAGAATTCAGCGCAAGGTTCTTTTTTGTATTGAATCGCCACATATATGTGGACGAATTGAATCTAAGATAGTACCAATCACCGTCTTTGAAAACATATTGATCATCACTCGCCATTGATGCCGGTGAAGGAGAAAGTGCGGACAGGTTAATTCCAGTATAACCGCTAGCGCTAAGGAAATTCCTAGTGTCTATGAGAAACATAGTGGCTGGATATCCTCTTTCGAACGTTGTGATTACATACCGGCCATCGTAAACTGGATTCAAATAAGCAGTACCTGCATTGAGCCCGTATTGATCTATTGTAAACCCAAGTGATCTGAGATCCGAGAAAAACTCGTAAGAGGATGCGGAGTTGAACTCTCCAAAAGTGTCATATCTGACAAATGCAGGTGCCCATGAATATCCGGGGTCGATTCC